CCTACAACTGGAACCCAATCGGGAATTTTTATTTTATTTAAACCGCTTATAAACGTATTGATTCCGTCTATTATCCAGTTTATCGGGCTTTTGAATATGTTAGCAAAGCCACTTACTATGTTAGAGAATATTTGTTTTATCCCCTCCCATGCTTGACGCCAATTTCCCGAAAATACACCGCTTATAAAGCTTATAATTCCGTTAAATATTCCTTTTATATTGTTTATAATCGATGATATCCAATTACTTAGATTATTCATCGCGTTTTTAGCGCCCTCAACCATAAGATTAAAACCATTAATAAAGAAATCTTTTATTCCATTAACCGTGTTATTAAACGCTGTTGCAATTCCGTTCCATAAATCATTAAACCATGTTGCTAAACCATTCCATGTTTCCTGAAACCATGCAACAATCCCACTAATTAATTCATTCCACCATGTTTGAATACCGTTCCACGTCTCTATAATGGTTGCATCGATTTTAGCGTTTAATTCACTCCACCATGTACCGATACCATTCCACAAATCAACAAACCATTGACCTATTGATTTTATTGTCTCCCAAGCCACCGTAAAGGCATCTGTCACGCCTTCCCAAACTTCTTTAAAAACTTCATCCCACTTTATATTTGCTAACCAATCGTTTACCGTTGTAATAATATCCCCTATAACTTCAAACAATGGACTAGCTACTTTCATTATGGTTCCAAGTATGCTCACCAATGAGTTTAAAATAGGCAATAACGCTTTACCTAATGGTTCAATTAACATTTGTGTGTTTCTTATTAGACTTTGAAACTGTGCCCCTAACCCTTTGCCAGCGTTGTCTTTAACTTTATCCATAGTTCCATTAACATCATTAAACGTGTCACCAATAGCAGAAAAACTCTCAATAAATTTTAAGTTATTATCTTCACCTAAAGCTCCGAATGCCGTACTAGCCATCGTTAGTTTATCTTGCTGATTGGTACAGCTTTTTATATCATTAATGATGCTATCAATTACATCTTTCTGCTGTGCTCCTCCCTTGCTCCATGCTTCAAAAACATTTTTTGTTTTTGAACTGAATACATTTAAATTATCTTTAATACTTCCATCAGCCAATTTATTTGTAATTTCATTAATAGTGTCATTTACTTTATCAAGGTTATAACTTCCGTCTTTAGTACTATTCTTCATTATTTGAAAATATTCTTGAGCACTATATCCCGCTTGGCTAAATTTCCCAGCGTATTCCGATATGTTATCCCCTAGTTCGTGTGTATAGTCCAAACCCTCTTGACCGCCTTTTGCGATTAGGTCTAAAGCTTCTTCTGACGTTATACCAAACTGCTTCATTAATTGGTTAACACCTCTTAATGTTTCGTCGAAATCCATGTCCATAGCGCTTTCTAGCGTTAACAATCCCTCAGTGATATTTTTCATATCTTTTTGATCGATTTCACCAAGCTGTTGTTTAACTTTCGCCATACTATCAGCAACGTTTTCGAAAGATTCACCATAGTTGCCAGTGTAAATATCTTTCATGGTTTCTTCATATTTGTCTAATTCTTCATTAGCTACGCCTGTTTGCGCTTGAAATTTATTCATTGCCGATTCGACGTCACTGGCTGTGTTTACCGCTGCAGTTCCAATAGCTAATATTCCACCGATAACTCCTGCTTTAGCTAACGTTCCAAAAGACACCCCGATATTACTTGCTATTTCATCCATTGGTGCAGTTATAGTCTCGGCATTTTCTTTAATGCTTTCACCTATTCCACCAAATGCATTTTTGAACGTTTCCTTTAATTTGCTTCCTAATCCGCCACTATCTTTTTCTATTTGGCTGTTGGCTTCTTTATTATCACCAACCATTTTTTGCGATTGTTTTGCAAATTCTTTACTTGTTTCCTTAAAGTCTTTCTTTTGTTCATTTGATGTTTTTTCGCTTGAATTTTCGATTTTTGAACTAACCTTATCTAATTGGCTAGAGACTTGTCCATCATCAACATCAACTTTATAAACTACATCACCATCTGCCATATCATCACTCCTTTTCGGCCATATTTGATAAAGCACTAAATAAATCGCCAAGCGATTGTTGTATTTCTTTTTCTTGTTCCTCTTGACTTAGTTCCAATTTATACTCAGCTTTTTGCTTTAAAAGATTGTTTATATACTCGCCATTTGTTTTGTCTCTTCTAGGAATAGGTCGAGTACGAATATCGATTATCTGCATTATTCGAGTATCCCTTGATAGTCCTTGAAACAATGCGTTAAATTCCCACCAATGCAATTTATTTTTGTATTCAAAAAGGTTTATGCCGTAACATTGCATAAACCCTGCATATATATATTTAGCATCCTGCGTAAAATCAAAAGATTTTTTATTTTCTTTACGCTTGTTTTTATCTTCAAAAAGCACATCGAATACTTTGCTTAAAATAGCTACTACTTCCGTGTAATTATGTTGTGTGAGTTGTTTTTTTACCAATGCCTTATAGCAAAGATAAATTTTTTCTTCATCAGTATAGGCATTGTTATTAAAGACTTCTAAACAAAACAGCACATTATTAAAATAAGGTTTTATTTTATATTTCCTATTTTTGTATCTAATCTCTGTTGGCAAACTCTTATAAAGTATCATTTTGTCAACTCTTTAAGCGCTTGTTTGTTTCGTTTAGTGTGTTCTTTTATAACTTTATCAAACTGTGGTTTAATCACCCCTGCAATAAATGGTAAAATATCTTGGATTAGTTCAATGTAATTACAGTTATAAAAATCTATTAATTTTTTTGCATCTTTTTCCCCAAAAACAACACCCATTATTGAAATAACCGCATTCCCCATTTGCATATAGTCTAATTTACCTTGTTGAACGTTAATATTCATAACCTCAAGATTGCGCCAGTTCTTTGTGAATTCATTAAGCTGTTTATCAAGGGCAATTTCAACATCAAGCGTAAGTTTTTCACCATTATCATTTTCGACTTCAAGTTGTTCTTTAAATTTTTTATCTCTTTTGATTTTATACATGATTCATCCTCCTAATATATATAAAAAGTAGGGGTTATCCCCCTACTGGCGTACTTTTTAACGTTGGTGTTCCATTAAATGCCAAATCAAAGCTGATTTGTGACGGGTCTGTAGCATTTCCGTTAATCTCTACAATGTTTTGAATTGTTACATTGCATGTAATTGTTTGCGTATTTGCTCCCGTTGCATCTAATTGCGAAATTTGTAATTGTGTTTCTCTTTTTTTCATTAAAGCGTATTTAACACCAAAGATATACTCTTGTGCTGCATCACCTTTAACTCTGCGCCCAGTAATTGTTAATGATGGTGCCATTCCTGTAACATAGTTATTCGCAAATCCTTTACCGCACATAAAAAAGAACTGTTGTACTTGTTCATTCAATGATTCGCTAAAGTTTTCGATACCTGCACATAATGGTGACCATGTCGCTGTTGTATCGGGTGTAGTGTCAATCGCAACCGTATAATTATAAACTGGTTCTACTTGTACCTGTGCTTTGAAATCTCCGTCAGCCATTTTATTTCCTCCTATTTAATATAATATTTAATTAAAAGGCTTGATCCGTAAATCCATTGACCGTTTTCCTCTACCCCTATCAGTTCTGGGCTTGAGGATGTTTGTATATCAATGATTTGCGTATGTTCGCCTAATTCAATTTGATTGCTTTTTAATTTGCTTAAAAAGTAGTGCAGTTGGTTTAGTGTACTGCATATTTCCTCTTGATCTTTATTTTTTCCGTTAAGCCTTACGTTCATATGATTATAACTGTCTTTGCACATATATATTTCTTGCGGATTTGACCGCCATAGAAGCGCCAAACTATTATCGGGTATATTTGTGCCAAAAACTAAGCTTCCTTGATACTGTGCCTTAATAAGAGCCGTTAGAATGTTTATAATCTCGATGTCCATTATTTCATCCCTTCTTTAAATGCTTGTTGAGCAACTTTCTGCCAGTCCTTGTTATGGTCTGTTTTAGCTGCATCACACCACTCATAAGTGGCTTTAGCACTTTTATCTTTAGAAAAATTATAGTCTATACCATTCCATAATTTTTTAGCATATGGCTGGGTATATGTAATTGTTCCGTTTTTAGAATCAATTCGCGCCGTTTCTATAAGTTTCCCTTTATCACGAGGGGTATATTCTTCACTGTCCTGATAAACTTGTTCTGTTAACACCGCTCTAGCATTATCGGCACCGCACGTAATTCTTTTTAGAACTCTTCGTTTATTTAATGTAACTTTAACGCTCACTAAACTAACCCAAGTTCATAATGATGCGGTTTGCCAGTATCATCGGGTACTAAATCGCAAGTTTGAACAGTATATGTCTGTTCTTGATAAATAATGCTCATTCTAGCGCCGTTTCCAAGTGATTGGTTATTTAATACCCATAAGTTCAAATTCGGCTTAGACAACCTACAATCGTAATATAATATTGAGCGAAGAACGACCTCGGTGTTATCTGTTGTTCTTCGTACTTCGTTTGTGTTTTGCATATGTACAAATTTTAAATCATAAGACTGCATAACGGGCTTTTGCCATTCGTTTATACTGGTAATTACTTTTAATGTGGCTATATCGGCCAGAATACGTTTAGGGATGGGTCTGAGAATACTCCAACACTCCTATTTAACAGCCCAGTTTGTTCAAGCAGACTTACCGCTTCGGGGCTTAATGAATTGTAATTTCTTCCTGCGCTTTCTTTTGACTGATAAGTGCTGTCCACACTTACTTTGCCAACTGTAAAGCCTTGCCCTGCCACACCAGTATAGGCTACTTCTAAACCGTAATAGCCATAGTACGCACATTGAGCCATGCACGCACGTTTAAACAATTCTTGAATAAAAGGCGCTAAAGAGTTTAAACCCTCTTCAGCGACCTTAAAACGGGTTATTTCATCAATTTTAGAACACGCTGGATTAACGAGACTGTTGAACGTTTCTTCATCCATCAAATCACTGCCGTAAAATTGTGTAAAATCAGCATATTTTATATATGCCATACAATCACCCCTTATCCGCCGTTTTTAACGATCGTAGCATTACCACTTGAAACCGCGAAAGCTCCATTTGCTTTAGTTGTATTAACTAATGCAACAGTGATATTCGTTTCTGATCCTGCGACTGTTACTACGCCATCAGTTGGCAAATCAGTCCATCCGCTAGATAAATCTTGTCCGTATGTAGGTGTTGAAGCGCTAGAAGCTACTTTATACACTAATTTTTGTCCAAGAATTGGTTTAGCAGTAACTGCTACATTTGTTTGATTAGTCTCAGCTCCAGCAGTTGACGTAACTTCAAATGTTCCAAGAGTTGGTGTAGTGATATTTGCTAAGATACCTACTCTACGTTTATCTAATGCAAATACATCGTAGTAGTATCTTTCATAATATAGCCATTTCCCTTTAGATTGTGCAGTTGGTGCGCTCATCATAGCTACTTCATAGACTACTGGAGCAATCATTGCCATAGGGTCTACTAACAACATATTAATAGTTTTTGCGCCCGATTCAACTTTCCATCCTACTGTAAAGTCAAACGCTGTTTGCATAATATCTTTTGGTACTTCTCGGATTAATACTCCGTCTAATTTCCCGACATTTCGGTCTACATTTCTAATTCCAGTGCCTGCATCGATAAAACGTGTAATTCCCGCTGCTTCTTTTAAAAGTTTATACGCATCTGGTGTCATATACGCTACCAATCTATCACGGTTGATACGTTGGTTAACCATATACGCTAAATATCCATCCCATGTTTCTAAAATAGTATCTTTATCTAACACAGTTGTATCTACTGTACCGAAAGATTGTGCATATGATGACAATTTAGAAGCCATGTATGCATCCATTTCTGGCACTTTTTGGAATTGGTTAAACGTTTCTGTTACATTGGCAATAGTAGCCACTTGATTTGTTTCCTTGATGTCCATTGGATCAACTAATGTATCCCATTCTCTGTCCATCATCATTGTAACGGGTTGCATTTCAGTATTGAAATTACGATTAAATTTACCGTCGATACTGTCACGGTTAACTGCTTTAGCCCCCGAAACTGTCATCGATGGAATCATTACTGTTTTCCCGTTTACTGGTTTATATTTTTCATTGTTTGGTCCTGCCCATAACTCTGGAAAATATGATAAATAAGGATAAGCGTTGGCTAGTGTTCTAGCGTAGTCAACTGCATAATTTAAAGGTGTTTGCACAAAATCTGCCATATATTAATTCCTCCTACTTTTCTTTTGGCATAAAACTCCAAAAATCCCCAAACGTTTGTGCTTCTTTGCCACTTGGCATAGTGCCTTTTGGCTGTGCTCCAAATTGAGGTTTTGGTTCTTCTTGTTGTTCGACATTGAACATATCGGCATATTCCTCTTTAAAAGCCGTAAGCTGTTCATCAATGTCTTTTTCTTTGTCTAATCTTTCCAAGAGCATTTCCGCGTACTTGTCGCTTTTAACTCCTTTATCCGTTAATGTTCGGATAGTGTCTTTCTTTTCGTACTCTTGTACTCTTCCTAATAAATCTTTGTAATCTTGACTTTCTTTGTAGTCTTTAGGTGTGTTTTTCATAGCTTCATTGACCGCTTCTTGCTTAAGTTCTTCCAAATCTTCTTTAGAAACCATGTCAGCAGTGCTAGCTCCATACATAGACATAATGCTTTCTAATAATTCATTGGCTTTATCTTCACTTACTCCAGCCTTAACAATTTCACTACGTACACTTTTTCTTGTTAGTTTTGGCATTATTCTTCCTCCTGCGTTTAAACTAATAAATAACGTGTGCCTACATTTAACGGATGCAGACGTAACCGAAAGCCTACATTTAACGCCGATAGACGAGGGCAAAATAAAAGGACGTATAAAACGTCCTAAAATATAAAAAGCACTCTTAGATGCTAATTATTTAATCATCATCAATATCAACTGTCGCTGCGTTCTTCATACCGCCTAGATATTGACCCATTTTGTAATCTGCTTCTTTACGCAAATAATAAATATATTCATCAATCTTATTTTGAACATCAACGGGTAAACCGTCTTTAGCAGTTGTCATTTTTTCAACAATATTAATGAAATTATCTTTTGCAAGAATGATTGTATCTTCACATTCTCTGTTCTCAACGCCAAGTAAATCGTTTGTGTAAGCTAAAACCGCGTCTTTAATAGACGGTTCAGCAAACCCTAACGGAATACCTCGTTCAATTAAATCATCCGTCATTTCACCGATTTCGTTGTACCATTCACCCAATAATGGATGTATAACAAAAAAACTCTTGCCTACTAAATTATGATGCAGAGTTCCTAAATTTTGATATACGATTTTTAAATATGATGTTAAATCTTGATATGGATTCATTATTTAGCTCCTTTTCTTGTAGATGGCTTCTTCTTAGGTTCTTTTGCTTCTTTTTGCTGTAAAAAATCATGGTATTCTTGCACTCCCAATTTTAAACCGCATTTAAGGCATGTTACTCCATCTTTATAGCCCATAAATTCATGTTTGCAATCCATTGTTTACCCTCCTGTTTTTTTATCATTATTTAACGATTTGTTCGCGATCATATCGTCGTGTTCGACCCGTTTCATTTATAAACTGTCTCATTTTAGCTTGCCTTTGACTTGTTACAGTTTTTTGCTTATCAGCTTCATCTCTTAAACCCGCTTTTCTATACATTTCCTCTTGTGTCTTTGATGCGCGGATTTCGCGTTCAATAGCACGCTGCCGTTGGCTTTCTTCATATATACGTTTATTTTCTCTTTCCTGCTCCTTTGATAAAGGCTTAACGTTATTAATCGATTGTTTAGGTATAAACGGATACAGTTGATGCCCGCAGTTAATACCAAGCAATCCATCTGCCTGCCCGTAACTTGTACTTGACAAAGCTATAAAACTTACTTTTTTTCCGTTCGCATCGGTTGTTGTTCCTTTTCTGTTGTTTTTTGAAACTATCTTCCCTTGCCACGGAGCGCATTTGGGTCTTGCACCGCTATGCTTAGAAACAATAAATAAATCGTTCCCATAATCTTCATTTCTTTTTACAACCGTATCTATACTCAAGTTGTGAACATTTGTTCGTACATACATATTCGCATAGGCTTCGGCCGTCCATTTTCTTCCTGCTTTATCTATAAATGCTGGTATATTTTCTTTAGCTATTTGCCTTATTGCACTTGCAACAGCATTTTGCATTGTTTCTCTATGCATTATCTTTTCTGTGGCTTCGTCTAATATCTCATTTCTTCTTGTATTATATGCAGAAACAACATTATTTACTGCTTTATTAAACGATTGCAATATCATACTTTGCATGGTATTACCCATTGTATTAAATGTTATTAAGAAATCTTCTTTTATATTTTTCTTAAGTTCATTGATGCTTAAGCTAGCTGTATAAGCGGTTGTTTTCTTTAACAGACCGTTTTTAGATGCTTCTTGTAATTTTGGTTCTATATCCTCCAAAGTTTTATCTATAACGGTATTTAACGTGTTATTAGTAGTGCTTAGATATCCGCCACTGCTTATAATACTTTGCGTATGTTTTAACAATAAATTAATTTCTTGGATCCTTTTTTGTTGCCAAACCTCAATCGGCTCGTCAATATCTTTACCAATGTACTCAGCCATCATTATTAGAATCTGATTAGTTATACCGCTATACATTTCCTCAAACGGTTCACTTATTTCTAATATTTGTTGGCGCGTTATCATTGCCACTATTCTTCACCGCCAAGAGCGAAATCATCAACCGCTATTGTATTTATTTGATTTTCTTTTTTTATTTTTTCTATTTCTTTAAGTGTTTCTTCTCCCGTCATCCCTAGCACCTTTTCCATATAAGTTAATTTAGACATTAAACCGTTATTTACTAATACAATTCCCTCATTAACGTTTGTTTGTCGGTCTTGTAAGATTGAATCATCAAAGATTACTTTAATCTCTAAATCATCATTAGCCATATTTCCAACACGTTGCCCTTTATACTCAATGTCGTATAAATCCGCAACATTAACTATTCCTTTAATCATTTTTTCAATTGCTTCTTTTATTTGTAATTGATGTGATTTTATAGTTTTATATGTTTTGGAATTCTCTGAGATTACCTCAGTAGCGGTTTTTAGCCCTTGTGATTTATCAAATGTAAACGTTCCTGCACTAAATCCCAGTTGTAAACATAAGGTGCTTAAAAAAGCATTAATTGCGCTTATGTGTTCTTCTACTCTTAACTCAACAGAATTATCATGTATTTTTAATTGTTCTTGGTCTTCTGTTGCTAATGCTTCGTACACTTCATCATTTGCATCGAAGTATCTTTTTCTTTCCTGCGTTTCTGGATCATACACAACTCTAATAGCACTCGCTGGGACAATTATTCTCTTCTTTCCTAACACAAACTCGCGTACGAAACTGTCAAAGCAAACATCTAACGCGTGTAATGTTGCTAATGCATTAGCATAAATACTCACTCCTAATGGGCTGTTATCGTCAATGTTGTTCGCAATAGCTGTTCTATAATAGTAAAATAGACTATCCTCTACATGTTCAATCGAAGTTGATTCATTCAAAAATGGATATATTGTTTGCAGTGGATATCTAAAACCTAAAATATCCTGCGGTTCAACTTCACCGCTAGCATTTTTAATATTTTTAATTTCACTTCTAAATAATTCATTTTCAACTACATATGTAGTTCCATTCCATTTATGCCACTCTAACCGCGTGTAATAATACCCGTTCTTTGCTTCTCGGCTTATAAATACTCCCTCTGTAACTTTGGCGTTTGTCCATGCAGTTGGCACGAACTGATCTGCCATAGCATAGCCAATTTCAATATGCTCGCTTCCTAGTACTGGTTTACCGTCTAAATGGTCTGCTTCCGCCCAAACTTTTAGTGCTCCGCCCCCAAGTGCTAAAGACTGCTCGATATGTTCCTGCATCTTTGTAAAAAAGGCATTATCTTTTAAAACTTCTTGGATATAATCGTCTAGAGGATCTGTTTCATTTTCTCCGAGTTCTTTTCCCGAAGAAACATGTACTTCGCATTGCTCGCTCCATATTAATCCAGCCAGTTCCGCACATACTGCTTTAGCAATTCCCATTGTTTCTATATTTCTTTTTCGCATAGGGTCTTTTAACGTAGGTGACAACACTCGATGCCACGGTCTATAAAAGCCTTTATAAATATACTTCCATGGAAAGATACCAAAATAATAAAACTGGTTAAACGCAGGAACACCGCCCAATTCAAATATATCTTTAATAGGTTCTCTCATTCCACTGTCTGCCATAAATTTCGTAGCCACCTCTTTTACTTTCTTTTTTATCTTTTTAAACATCTGCACGCCTCCTACCACATATCGATAATTTGGTTCATATACGGCTCTACCGCATATTCTTGCGCATCCAAACTATCTATGTTATATGTTCCATCATCCAGCCTAACATCCTTTGTAACGTATTTAGAATCCCATACAGCAGTTTGAAACGCTTCTAAGGTGTATTTACATTCGCGCATAATTTTATGTTTGCCTATGCCGTGTAAACGACAAAAAAAACGTATTCTATCATTTATTTTCATTTTTTTTGCATTATGTATGAGTACCCCTATAGCATTTCTCTCGCATGAATTTTTCAATCCTTTAATTAATGTTTGTTCAGCATTGTCACAATAAACGTCATAAACTGAATAAAAGCGTTGACATTCTATTACAAATTTAACAAACTCACTTTCTAACTCTGTCGGTGACATAATGCCTTTACGGTAGTACTCTTTCAAAGTTATTACCTCGTTCATTCCCGAAGTATATCCCGTTAAATTAAATGTGGTTGCCGAACCGTTACCGCCAAAATCTACTCCAATAGTAGCAAACATGATAGGCGGTGCTTCATCGATAACATAATCTTGTGGTCTATCTGCTATTTGCGTATATATTACACCCTCGGCTGATTTCCATAATCCTAAGATATAACGATCATAGTATACCGTTCCAGCATATTCCTGCTTTAGATTAGCCACAAACGATGGGTCAAGTGTCGGGTTATCGTCTATTGTGTAAGATTGACAGTATATATCTGCATCACTTTCTAGAAACTTTTTAAGCCAGTGGTGCGGACTTTCGGGATTTAAGGTTCCGTCGAACTTGCTATACGGCTTATCTAAACGCGATTTAAGCATTGTGAATACTTCTTCGTGCCATGTCGCAACCTCGTCACCATAGCAGTATTTAATACTTGCCCCTCTTATTCTGTTTACTTGGTTAATCTTATCCGCTCCTAAGCAATATACTTTCTCCCCGAACATATTCGCGGTATTATCGCTTCTAATATTGCCGACTAACTGTTCTCCATATATATTTTGCAAAGGCTCTATTACGTTCCTTTGGAGTGTGCCCTTTGTATTTCCTAAAATAACAACCAATCCATCTTTTCCAGCAACTTGCCTTATTCGTTTTGGAATAACAAAGTAATCTAAGTAGGTTTTACCGCTACGTGTCGCTCCTTGCTTTATATTCCAACGATGATTAGCGTTATCTAAAAACTCACGCTGTTTTTGTGTAAATGCCATTAAATGACACCGCCTATTTTTTCCAATACTTTGTCTAATTTCTCTAACGATTGATCTGTTTGTACTGTTGGTGTGAATTTATCTATTATAATCCCGATTGATGTTGCTAATGCCTGCACACTTGATTTTTTTAGTTTCTCTGGTTCCATCATTGATGCTAACGCCATGTCAATGAATTCCATTGCATCTTGTTTTTTATTATCTAGGTATTCAAGCATATCTTTGGTGTTTTGCTCTTTTTTCTCTTGCGCTTTTTGAAGAATATCCGTGCGATTGCATAATCTCCTAACAGTATCTTTAGATACCTTGTTTTTTCTTGCTACTTCCGAATAGTTTCCGCACCCTACATAATCGGCTATTATTTTCTTTTTCTTCGCATCTGTTAAGTGTTTTGCCATTCTTCAAGCACCT